TGTTATGACGCAAAGATGGGAACGCGCAAAGGCTTTACTTGGTGATGAATTTCTGCAAGAAATATTTGCAGAGTTGGAAAACGATGATATTCAGCGTATGATAAATAGCAGGCCAAATGATGTTGACGTGCGCGAGGAGGCTTATGGGGCTATTCGTGCGATTCATCGACTAAAAGCTCGTCTTGAGTCGATTGCATCAGAAGGTGAAATGGCTAAGAAACGATTTAAAATTTTTTGAGGTTAGTTTATGGATAGCAGCAACCCGAATGGGACTAGCTTGACAGTGGGACAGGCAGCAAATACGTTCTTGGGGATGATGGATGGAGAAGAGCCTCAGCAAGAGCAAGCTCAAGACCAGACAGAAGATCAAGAACTTGTTGCCAGTGAATCCGAAGAGAGTGAGGAGGAACAGCGATTCGTTGTGAAAGCAGCGGGGGAAGAGCGCGAAGTGACCCTCCAAGAACTGATCGAGGGATACCAGAAGGGTACGGATTACCACAAAAAGACTAATCAGCTTGCGGAGCAGCGGAAGGCAGTAGAGGCAGAAAAGTCCGCAATCGAGCAAGCAAAACAGGCGAGAGACGCATATTCTCAGCGGTTGCAGGCGATGGATAACTTCCTAAACCAGCAGATGCGCGGCGAGGATATTGAAAGTTTGAAGGACGTAGACCCGATTGCTTATGCAGTAAAGGTCGCAGAACGCACACAGCAGGAAAAGCAGATCCAGCAGATTCGTGCAGAGCAGCAACGCATTGCGAGAGAGCAACACGCAGAGCGCGAGGCACAGATGGAGAGGCATCTTGTTGAGGAGGCGAAGCGCGTTGCAGAAGCGATTCCGGATTATGGGCATCCTGAGAAGGGTGAGAAGGTGCGGTCTGAACTTCGTAGTTTTGCAAAGTCAATTGGTTATTCAGAAAACGAGTTGGCAAATGCAACAGATTCTCGCGCTGTGTTGACGTTGTGGATGGCAAGTCAGTATCAGAAACTTCAGAAGTCTGGCGTTAATAAAAAGGTTGTTGAAGCGCCCAAAAGTTTGAAGTCTGGTAATTCGACGGGTAAGACCATAGCCACAGAGCAGGCTAAAGCAGACTTTGCGCGGCTGAAGAAGACGGGTTCTCGTCAGGATGCTGCCAAGGTTTTTGAGAGATTTTTATAATTTAGGAGATTCAAAATGGCAGTTCCTTCAGGTACGTTTCAAACCTTCACGGCAGTCGGTCAGCGTGAAGATTTGAGCGATGTAATTTACAGCATTAGCCCGACCGAGACGCCGATTTTGTCATCGCTTGCCCGTACAAAGGCAACCGCTGTCTACCACGAGTGGCAGACGGATACCCTTGCTGCGGCAACCACCAACAACGCACAGGTGGAAGGTGATGACGCTACTGCGGCAACCATTACGCCAACAACTCGTTTGGGTAACTACACTCAGATCGTCGCTAAGACAATCCAGGTGTCCGGCACGATGATGGCGGTAGACCTTGCAGGCCGTCGCGCTGAGAAGGCTTACCAGCTTTCTAAGGCTTCACAAGAGCTGAAGCGTGACCAGGAGACGATTCTTTCTGCAAACCAGGGCCGTTCTGCGGGTACGTCATCGACAGCTCGCAAACTAGGTTCCCTGCTCTCATGGATCAAGACCAACTCGAACTTCAACACCACCGACGGTGCTAACCCCACCACCATTGGTGTTTCGACGAGATCTGATGGCACGACCAGAACCTTTACGGAAACCATCCTCAAAGATGGGGTCCAAAAGGTCTACACCTCTGGTGGCAGCCCAAAGATCCTGATCGTAGGTCCGGCACTCAAGCAGACGGTTTCGGCGTTCGCGGGTATCGCAGCACAGCGTTACATGGCTCCGTCAGATGCACCAACGACCATCATTGGTGCTGCTGATGTGTACCTAAGTGATTTCGGTTCAATCTCGGTTGTTCCGGATCGCTTTGTCCGCACCAGAGACGCGTTTATCCTTGATCCGGAGTACGCAGCGGTTGGTTACCTACGTCCCTTCCAGACCAACGAACTTGCAAAGACGGGTGATTCTGAGAAGACCCAAATCCTTGCCGAGTTCACACTGGAGATGCGTAACGAAGCAGCTCACGGCATCCTTGCGGATCTCAATGTTGCTTAATAAAAACTAGCGGTCTTGGGGAGGCGTAACAGCCTCCCTTTTTTATTGCTCGGTAAGGATCATGAACCCAAAAACAACATTCCACACTACAGACGATCAGTTTGTATTCCGCAGGATACAAGAGATTACTGAGATCGTTGAGCAGAACAAGGCACTCTACAATGCTACAGACGAGCATGAGCGTTGGGGTGAGTGGACACGCTACGCGCAACTCCCATTTGTTGTGGTGGATGATCTCAACAAAAAAGGGATCATGCAGGGATTTGCGGTGCTAGATGAGAAACGATTCAGGGCATGGATAAATGACCCTGAGAACAGACACTTTAGAACAAGGCCAGGTAAAGTATGAAAGTAGCTTTGTGCGTACCTTGTCGGGACACGATGATGACGGGAACGTCTTTTGATATGGCTCGATTGGCTGCCTATGACGGGGCCAACAGGGTAGGGAAACACGGTGGAGGTTTACTGCTTTACACAGCACCAGGGACGCTGATTTTTTCTCAGCGGGAGTCTCTGGCAAAAGAGGCATTGGCAGATGGGGCCGAGTACATTCTCTGGGTGGATTCGGATATGAGGTTCCCGAAAAACACGTTGGAACGGTTGCTTCATCACGGCAAGTCTATTATCGGCGTTAACGCGGTAACCAGAAGAAAACCCGTATTGCCAACGGCGATCAATTTTCACGAGGACAAAGAGATTTTTGAGAAGATTGAAAGTCGCGGAAAGACCGGTATTGAACACGTTACTGCCGTGGGCTTTGGGGTGGTGTTAACACACCGATCCGTCTTCGAGACTATGCCTCAGCCTTGGTTTGATGTAGTATGGGGAGCGGGTGGTCTTATCGGCGAGGATGTTCACTTTTGTGTTAAAGCCTTAGATCACAATATTCAGACGTTCGTGGATCACGAATTGAGTCTTGAAATAGGACACATAGGGACGCACGAATTTCGATGGAGCGATGTCGAATATGGCCCTAAGCACTTACAGCGAACTGCAAACAACGATAGCTAATTATCTAAGCAGAGATGATCTTACTGCCGCGATCCCAGATTTCATCCAGCTTGCAGAAATACGCTTGCGTAGAGATTTACGCTTGCGGCAGATGCTTACACAAACATCAATCACGGCAACCGGTGGGGTCGCTACGATTAGTCTCCCTAGTGACTTCTTGCAAACGAGGGATGTGTTCATTGACTCTGATCCCGACTTCCCGATTACGTTTGCAACGCCAAGCGTCTTCATCAGAAACGGTCGGACGAACCAGAGTGGTATACCGACTTTCTACACGATCCTTAGCACAACGATTCAATTTGCACCGATTCCTGACAGTAATTACACGGTCAAGATCCTTTACTTTGCGGCCCCTACATTTCTCTCGTCTGCCAATCCTACAAACACATTCCTGACGGTCTGCCCAGACGCTCTTCTGTATGGGGCTTTGGGTGAGGCTGAACCTTATCTGATGAACGATCCTCGGTTGCAGACCTGGGGTGCTCTGTATGATCGGGCAATTGCATCTCTAACGAAGTCCGACGAGGAAAGCCAGTATTCCGGTGTTCCTCTTGTTATGACCCTGGCGAAGCGATGAAAGTCAATTTTGGCGAGTGGTTGCCAGATCAGCCTGGGGTTGCTGGTGCGCTTGTAGACGCGAAGAATGTCATCCCGCAGCAAGTAGGGTATGGTCCTCTCCCAGCGCCTGCTGAATGGTCTAATGCAGCCGCAGAGACTCTTAGTTCAGTGGTCGCCGCCTCTGCTCCTAATGAAGCGGTTACGGTTTTTGCTGGAGGGAGCACAAAATTATTTAAGCTCGAAACCAACCTCAGTCTTTCCAATGTTTCCAAAGCCGGTAACTACGTTACCCCATCGGGACAGAAATGGCGTTTTACGCAGTTTGGTAATAGGTTGGTTGCTGCAAACGGAGGCGAACGTCTTCAAGGTTTTCTGATGGGGACATCATCGTTGTTCGCGGATTTAGGTGCAGCAGCTCCAAAATCACGGTACATCACCACAGTCAGGGACTTTATTATCGCGGGTTTCAACAATGGAGCGACAGTCTATCCAAATCGCGTTGAGTGGTGTGCCTTGGGCGATGAGACAGATTGGACTCCATCTGCTCTTACACAAAGTGACTTTCAGGATATCCCTGATGGAGGTCACGTTAAGGGTCTCGCTGGTGGAGAGTACGGGGTGGTCTTCATGGACCGTGCAGTGGTGCGGATGTCGTATGTTGGCAGTCCGCTCGTGTTTCAGTTTGACACGATTTCCAGGGGTTTGGGATGCATGGAACCAAACTCAGTGATTCAGTACGCTGGTATCTCATTCTTCCTATCGGATGATGGGTTCTATCAGTGCAATGGACAAGCAATTGAGTCAATATCGGTTGAAAAGGTCGACCGGTGGTTCTTCAACAACGTAGATATTTCTCAGCTCTCGACGATGAGTGCGGCGGTAGACCCGCTCAAAAACCTTGTGATCTGGTGTTTCAAGAACACGGCGCAAGGGGTAAATGTCTTGATTTACAACTTCAATCTTAAGAAATGGTCTTATGGTGAGGTGAATGTGGACACGATTTCATCGTCCACGGCAATCACAACAACTTCTGGGGCTGGCCTGACTTTAGAGAATTTAGATGCTTATGGAAGTATTGATTCGTTGCCAGCGAGCTTAGATTCTTTCGGGTTCACGGTGACATCTAATCTGCTTACAGGAACGCTCGGTGCAAAGATTGTGGCGTTTTCGGGTTCGCCACTTACGGCAAATATCATCACTCCCGATCTTTCATTGAACGATACACCGAGTGTCGTGACATTGGTAAGGCCCGTGATTGATGACGGTTCTTGTTCCGTTCAGATCTCATCAAGAAAACGTCTAGGGCAAGTTGCACAATTTGCTGGTTCAATTTTTACGGCAAACAATGACAACCGAATTGGTTTACGGTCTGCGGGTACTTATCATCGCCTTCAGGTCATTCCTTCTGGGGTATGGACATCAGCCGTTGGGGTTGATGTCACAGTTGTACCACAGGGGCTGAGATGATCTTCCGCACATTACCTCCGTTTGGTGGTGACTCTAGAGCGGTGGCTGAAATCGTTCGCGGGATTATGGACGGGAAGACCAATAACACGGGTACGGTAACCCTTAACACGGGAAACGCCACCACAACCACGATTACAGACGCTAGGATCGGGGTAGAGAGCAAGATTATTCTTATCCCGTACTCTGCGAATGCTTATACATTTGGGCTTCCCTACGGGGCGTTTTTCGACCTTAATGACCAAACAGCTGCAAGTACAACTACGGCTTATCCAGTTACGTTTTCCAACACTGATTTGTCAAACAATGTCTATCTGTCGAACTCATCAAGAATAAACGTAAGGGTCGCGGGAAAGTACAATGTACAGTTTTCTGTACAGTTTGCGAACGCAGACACGCAGATTCGCGACTCAGATTTGTGGCTTAGAAAGAACGGCGTAAACGTAGCAAACTCAAATTCTCAGTTTTCGATTCCAAGCAGTCATGGCGGTATTGAAGGTCATTTGATTGCCGCTCTTAATTTATTCGTTGATCTCGCGGCAAATGATTACGTTGAGCTTGTCTGGAGCGCGACAAATACTCAGGTAAGGCTTGAGCATATTGCGGCCCAGGCTTCCCCAACAAGACCCGCTACACCGTCAGTAATTTTGACCGTACAGCATATTTCTGGTGGCCCAATCGTTTATGTTTCATCAGTTACCAATGGATCTGCAACGATCACACATTTTGCAAATAATGTGGCAGACGTGACTTTTGGTTATGTGGTAGTTGGATGAACGTGGAATACATAAAGCCGGAGCATTTAAGAAAGATATGGCCTTTTGTTAGGAATGGCCTCGAAATCATTTTGACAAAAAGTCCGGAGTCATGGATACCAGAAGACATTTATTCGGATTGTTTCACGGGCAAATCAATGCTTTGGGTGTTTGTTGAAGACCGACCCTGCGGCTTTGTAGTTTTGCAGCCAATAGGCGATAATTTGCATATTTGGTGTGCGTATGGCAAGGGAGACTTTGATTCTGGTTTAGATCATGTACTCCGGATCGCAAAAGAAGGTGGCGCAAAGACGATCAGCTTTGACTCATGGCGCAGGGGTTGGAATCATCGTGCTCAGGAGTTGGGTTTTCGACCAAGGAGATGGGTGAGAGGGGTTTAATATGGCTGGTGGATCAACAAACACAATCACAAGGACGGAATTAGACCCGTCCATGCAGCCGTATGTTCAGTACGGTTTGTCTGAAGCTCAACGTCTTTATGCCACAGGTGGCCCACAAGCCTACACTGGGGCAACTTATATTGGCCCATCACAACAGACCCAAGCCGCTCTATCTGCGATGCAGACAAGGGCGATGCAGGGGAATCCTCTTGTGCCTCTTGCCCAGCAACAACTTGCCGGTCAGATCGGCGGTGCTCAGGCAACCGCACTTCAAAGCCAATTTAATCCTTTGTTGCAAAGCACGATTTCGGGTAGTTACCTGAACCCAAATCCTTATCTGACTCAGGCACTACAGCCTGGGTTCTCTCAAGCAACGCAGTCTTATCAAGATGCTATCAATCAGATGAGGTCTAAAGCCTCTGCCTCCGGAAGATATGGGATGAACGAGGCTCTTATGTCTCAGGAGGCTCGCGCTCAAGGTGCGTTAGCAAATGCGCTAACTTCCCAAGCAGGACAACTGGCTTATCAGAACTATGCAGATGAGCGAGCAAGGCAACAATCCGCGTTAGGTCTCAGTGCGAATCTTTACGAGCAAGAGAAGGCTAGACAACAAGCGGCTATCGGTGCTGCGCCAGGTCTCGCCGCTCAAGACTACACAGACATTGCACAACTTGCTCAGGTAGGACAAACGGCAGAGCAATACCAACAGGCAGCTCTTGCGGATGCCATTCAGAAGTTCAACTACCAACAGCAACAGCCTTACGCGAACCTACAGTCATTTTTGTCGGCGGCTTACGGATCGCCGATGGGTATGCAAACCATGCAACCGACGTACTCTAATCCGTTAGCGGGTGTCCTTGGTGCGGCATTGGCAGGAAAGGCTTTGTTGACATAATGGCTGGTCCAGAAATAGCTCTTGCTGCTGAAGCCATCGGAGCATCTGCTGCCGCTCAGGGTGTGGCGTCTGCTGCCGCCGCTGCTGAGGTTGCCGCATCTGCTGCACTTGCTGGTGAAGCTGCGACTGCGGCTGGTACTGCCGCAAACGCGGTGGGTGCTACTAACCCATTCTTGTCTAGTGCGTATGGTGCTTTACCTGGGATGACGATGGGTTCTGAACAGGCCGCAATGTTGGCTGCCCAGACAGGAGAGTTCGGTCTGCCTGGTCTTATGTCTACAGGTGGTTCCGCAACGTATTCAGGTGCTGGTGGCCCGTTAGCAAAGGCTTTGTTTTCTTCTGGTACGCCTACGGCATCGAGAATGGGTCTTCAGGGCATCAATATGTTGCAACAGTCTCAGCCAAGACCTATGGGTCAGGCTCCAGGGATAAGAAAAGGACAATCCTTGCAGGCTCCCAATATTGCGTCGCTTTTGCCTCAGCCGATTCAACGTAAACGCTTGTCGCTTTTGTGAGGACATGATGGACGAATATTTGCAAAGATTGTTTGGTTCCGGACCTTCTTACTTGGGGCAGCTCATGGGAGAAGATGCTGAGAGACTTCGTAGAGAAGCACAGAACCAGGGGTTACTTGGAACGGGGATTGGCTTACTGATGGCCTCCGGTCCTTCTGCACAACGACAGAATATTGGTCAGATCATCGGTCAGGGGTTGATGACCGGACAACAAGCGTACCGCGGTGCTATTCAGCAAGCCTTACAAGACAAGATGATTGGCTTGCAACTTAGTGAAATAGCAAAAAAACAAAAGGCTGAACAAGCAATTCCTGGTCTTATTCAAGGTGCTATGGTTGCTCCGCAGAGACAGTTTACGGATCTAGAGCGCATGGAGATGCCAACTTCTTCTGTAACAACAGGTCCGGCTCAATTAGACATCAACAAACTGATAAGCACGGCAGCGGCTGCTGGAGTTCCGCTAGGTTCTGTATTGCCGCTAGCAAAAAGCATCGGTGAGATGACACAGCGTCCCACAAAAGAGGTTGGCGGTGCATTATTTGAACTTCAAGATGGCAAGTGGGTAAAAGTTGCTGGCAATCCAAAGACTAGTACGGCAACAATATATAAAGATGGTCTAAAACAAACGGTTGCTGTTGATGAAGCGGGGAATATTGTTGGTTATTTGGGCGGGACAGAAGCTCCACCGACAAGCAAAAGGTCTATTCAAACTATTTACGACACAAGCGGGAAAGAGCGTAAAGTAGTTTTTGATGAGGTAACTGGCACTTATACTGAAATAGGTAGTGTTAAGGCTGGCGAAGTGAAAACCCCATCGCTCATGGACTTGGCTTTTGCTCAAAATAAAATAGACCCATCTACTCCTTTATCAGAAATCACGCCAGAAAACTTAGAAAAAGTATTTAACACATACGCTCGTTTTCGACAGGGAACGGATAAACCTGGAACCGTTGTAAACATAACAGAAGGGCAAAAGGGTTTAGAAAATGAGATTCGAGTATCAAGTCAATTTAAGGGAGAGCCGGTTTATAAAGCATTTCAAGAAGTAAAATCTGCGTATGGTCAAATTACAAATGCAATCGACCTTCGTTCTCCGGCGGGGGATTTGGCTGCCGCAACAAAAATTATGAAACTGCTAGATCCTGGTTCCGTAGTTAGAGAATCAGAACTTGGCATGGCAATGCAAGCAACAGGATTAGTAGATCGAATTAGAGGGTTTGCTGACAATGTAATAAAAGGAACAAAACTAACAGAGCAGCAACGAACGGATTTCAGAAGACTAGCGGACTCTTTGTATGCAGATTCCGCAAGATCTTACAATTCAAAGCTAGGTGAATACCAAAATCTTGGCGCTCGGTATGGATTAAATACAAGTGCGCTTGGGTCTCCGGTGGACATTACAGAGGCCGCGCCAAAGCCACCAGCACAACCATTGCTTTCGATATCACGAGAAGCAGCAGCGGCAGAGCTTCGCAGACGCAGGCAAGGGGGATCATGATGGACTTAAGCAAACTATCTGATTCGGATCTTGAGGCTATCGCCGCTGGAGACTTGTCGAAAGTTTCAACATCGGGCTTGAGATATATTCTCAATTATGAGCGTACGGAAGCCTTAAAAAAACCTATTAGAGAAATGCTTGAGATGGGGCAAACTCCTGTTGAGTTGCCATCTCCAGGTGGCATTGGAAGACAGGTTGGTTTAACAGCACGAGGCTTAATAACAGGCTTGACATCTATCCCAACAATGATTGCTGATCCAATAACGGGTTTAATGAATCTTGCGGCTGGTCGACAAGTAGCTGTCCCGCCGAGTGAAACGGTGCAATCTTTATTAAATATGATTTTACCGAAACCGGAAACTCCTAGAGAAAGAGTTGCTCAGGATGTTGTTTCTGCTCTTTCTGGAACGGGAGCCGCGGTTAGGGGTGCTAGATATTTAAGTGAAACAGCAAAAACCCCGACTGTACGACGTACTGCTGAAGTTCTCGCAAGAGATCCTAGAGCACAAGCAGCGGCGGCGATTGGAGGGGCTACTGCTGCGGGTGCTGCTAGGGAAGAAGGTGCGGGTCCATTGACACAATTAGGCGCTGGAATCATTGGCTCGGTGACGCCAGCAGGGGCGCCAGGGGCGGCAAAAAGTGCAGCACAAGTTGCCAGAGCTGTAGTGCAACCGTTTACCCAAGAAGGACGAGAGGTCATTATTGGGAATGTACTCAGACGGTCGGCAACGCTTCCCGACGAGGCCGCTACAAGAATGGCGAGCGCCCCAGAATTTATTCCTGGGTCTATGCCAACAATGGCAGAGGCGGCAAGAGATCCTGGACTATTAGGGCTTCAGGGTCCAGTGTCTAAAATCTTTGATCCACAAAATCTTATTGGCGAAAGATTATCGAGGCAGAATTTAGCTAGGATGCAGGAATTTGAAAGGTTTGCCGGAACCCCAGAAAGTCTTGAGGCAGCAAGAGCGACGCGAGGAACGGTCACCAAACCAATGCGAGAAGAAGCGTTTTTAGCTCAGGCAGAATTTGGGCCAGTGTCATCAGATGTACTTAATCCAGTAAAAGCAACAATTGCAGACATCATTAAAGGCGAAACTGGTGGTTCAAAACCAATTCGTGACACGATGAAATTTGTTCAGGGTTTGATTAGAGATGTGGAAGAAGGGGGAGTTCTTACACCTCAACGACTTTATGGAATTAGAAAAGATATTCGTATGGCCCAAGAGGGTTTGTTTGATAAGGAAGATTTTCGGGCAAGGCTTGCGGCACAAGAACTTTCTGAGGTTAGAAAAGTATTGGACGATGTGATTGAATCAGTGGCACCTGGTTTCAAGTCTTATCTGTCGGAATATCGTCAAATGTCTCAGCCTGTATCGCAAATGGAATTATTGCAAGACATTGGTAGAAGAGCACAAGTAGCAGCTCCAGATATAACCGCGGGGGTTACATCAGTTCCTATTTTTAGCCAAGCAAAATTAAAAAATCAACTCTTAACAAGAGCGGCTGAGATTGATCGCACATTATCAACTGAGCAAAGAGCGATGCTTGATAATTTAATGAAAGACCTAGATAGAACGGCATCATTAACATCCGCGGTCGCAAGAAGACCTGGCTCGGATACCTTTAAAAACTTTTCTACTGCTAATTTGATAGGGGCAATGTTTTCGGATGTTCTTGCAACTACTACTACAGTAAAATCTTTAGCAAGACCACTAGATTTTTTATATAAATTACCGGATCAGCAAATTGCTGACCTTATGGTCGAGGCAATGCTAGATCCGAAACTAGCTTCGCTAATGATGCAAAAAGCATCTAAAATGACGGTTGAGCCTGTATCCAAAGCATTACGAAAAAAAGTTGAGGATTTAGGTTTTGCGCCGTTGATTTCAGGGATGCAAACGGAGTAATCATGGCAAAGACAAAGATTTCAGAGTTCTCCTCAACTCCAAACAACAATACTGATATTGACGGGATCAATATTGCTGAGGGTTGTGCTCCTAGCAATATCAACAACGCGATTCGGGAGTTGATGTCGCAGCTCAAGAATCAACAAGCTGGCTTGGATGGAGATACGTTTACATCGTCAGATGTCTTGACGGTACAGGGTGTCGCTGCTAACGCAGGGCGAATCAGACTTGGGGAAGATTCGGACAACGGCACAAATTACACGGAACTAAGAGCCGCGGCGTCTCTTGCAGCAGATGTGACATTTGTTCTTCCCTCTGCGGATGGTGCGGCATCGTCGGTCATCCAAACAGATGGATCAGGAAATTTATCGTTTCAAGCCTCGACAGGAACAGGGAATGTCGTTAGAGCGACTTCTCCTGTTCTTACGACACCAGATTTAGGAACACCTTCTGCGCTGACGTTGACAAATGCAACAAGTCTCCCGATTGTTGGTGGAACAACCGGAACGCTCACGGTAGCACGAGGTGGAACGGGTGGTACAGATGCGGCAACTGCTCGGTCCAACTTAGGCGTAACAGCTACGGGCCAAGATACAGCCTACGCATTCCGATCAAACGATCTTTCGGATTTAGCTTCAGCATCGACCGCACGAACAAATCTGGGTTTAGGGTCGATTGCTACCCAAGCAGCAAATTCCGTTTCTATTTCCGGTGGGTCAATCTCAGGCATCACAGACCTTGCCATTGCGGACGGTGGCACTGGAGCGTCTACAGCAGCGGGTGCTCGTGCAAATTTGGACGTTCCTGCAAACGATGGCACAGGTGCTTCAGGCTCGTGGAACATCAATGCGGCAACGGCTACATCTGCAACCTCTGCTACCACCGCAACCAATCTTGCGGGTGGTGCGGCAAACAAGATTGCGGTGCAAACTTCTGCGGGTAATACATCATTTATTGATGCTCCTACGACTGCCTCAACCTTCCTGCAATGGAGTGGTGCTACTTTTGCCTGGGCAGCCGCAAGTGGTGGTGGTGGAACGACTACTAATCCTGCTACCTTTAATAATTCTGGGTCGGGCGCAGCATCGGGTACAACTTTTGATGGTTCCGTAGCAAGGACGATCAGCTATAACACGATTGGCGCACCATCGACCACCGGAACAAATGCTTCTGGCACTTGGGGTATCTCAGTCACAGGTACTTCAGCAAATCTTGCAAGTGGTGCTGCGAATCAATTGGTTTATCAAACCGGTGCAAATACCACATCCTTTGTCACAGCACCAACGGTTACAGATACGTTCTTAAAGTGGAATGGCAGTGCGTTTGCTTGGGCGGCTGTTTCTGGAACTGGCGATGTTGTTGGCCCATCAAGTGCAGTTGATAGCCAGATTGCTTTGTTTAACAGCACAACAGGCAAGCTCATCAAAGCAGCTACGACTACGGGTCTGTTGAAAGCAACATCGGGTGTTATTGCTGCGGCTACATCAGGAACAGATTACGCTCCTGCCACATCAGGGACGAGCATTCTTTATGGTAACGGGTCTGGTGGATTCTCTAACGTCACCATAGGCACTGGTTTGAGTTTCTCGACAGGAACACTTAGTGCAACGGGCGGCGGTGGAACAACAACCAATGCCTTAACCATGAACAACTCAGGTTCTGGTGCGGCATCAGGGACTACCTTTAATGGATCAGCCGCTCAAACCATAAGCTACAACACGGTTGGAGCGCCAAGCACAACGGGAACTAACGCGTCAGGAACCTGGGCGATTGGTATTTCAGGTAATGCGGCTACCGCAACCTCAGCAACGAGCGCAACATCAGCAACTACAGCAACCAATCTTGCAGGCGGCGCTGCTAATAAGATTGCTTATCAAACAGGGTCAGGTGCAACTTCATTTGTTGACGCGCCTGTAACAAGCTCCACTTTTTTAAGTTGGAACGGAACGACCTTTTCTTGGGCTGCTGCAAGCGGCACAGGTACAGTCACTAGCATTACCGCAGGAACAGGTTTAACTGGTGGCACGATTACATCGTCAGGAACCATTGCACTTGCAACATCTGGGGTTACGGCTGCAAGTTATACGAATGCTTCAATCACGGTTGATACCTACGGAAGAATCACCTCGGCAAGTAGCGGAACCGCTCCGGTCACATCCGTTACGGGAAGTGCTCCAATCAGTTCAAGCGGTGGATCGACTCCCGCGATCAGTCTTGCAGCGAACTATGGAGATACGCAGAATCCTTACGCAAGTAAGACGGCAAACTATGTTTTAGCTTCTCCCAATGGTTCATCGGGCGCACCTACGTTTCGAGCTTTAGTTGCGGCTGATGTTCCTACGCTAAATCAAAACACAACAGGAACCGCAGCAAGTATCGCAAGCGGTGCGGCAAACCAGCTCCTCTATCAGTCGGGCGCATCGACCACAACATTTGCAACTGCTCCTACAGTTTCGGGCAGTTATCTGAAATGGAATGGATCAGCCTTTGCTTGGGATACGCCTGCGGGAGCAGGTGATGTAGTTGGCCCTGCGTCTGCTACAGACAATGCAGTCACAAGATTTGATACAAGCACTGGAAAGCTGATTCAAAACAGCCTAGTAACCATTGACGATACAGGCGTAATTACTGCACCAGCGGTGGGTTCTGTCATTCCCTTTTACTTCGCTAACCAAGCAGCGTTTCCTTCTGCAACTACCTATCACGGAGCCTTGGCTCATTCTCATGCCGACGGGAAGATGTTCTTTGCACACGCTTCGGCATGGCAGGCTCTAGCCAATGCGCCTAGTGGATCAGCAAACACATTACTTGCAAATAACGGTTCAGGTGGTTTTACAAACCTTACAACAGGTACAGGTGTCGTTACAGCACTTGGCGTTAACACAGGCTCTTCTGGGGCGTTTGTTGTCAACGGTGGGGCATTAGGTACACCTTCATCTGGGACGCTCACTAACGCCACGGGGCTTCCTTTAGCAGGGGGCGTTATCGGCAACCTTCCGGTTACGAACCTAAATTCAGGAACAGGTGCATCTTCCTCGACGTTCTGGAGGGGTGATGGAACGTGGGCGACTCCTGCGGGCGGCGCAAATATTCCTGTTTCAGATGAAGGCACACAAATCACCGCTGCGGTTTCGAGTTTTAACTTTGTCGGATCAGGTGTTACAGCTACAGCGGCGGGAAATGCGGTTACGGTTACGGTTTCGGGTGGCAGTAATGATCCAACCATTACAGGGTTTAATGTCGGGGTTGGGCCGATTACTTTAGCTTCAGGTGTGTCTGTCACTGTTCCAACCGATCAAAGTTGGTATATCCTCAAGCCCAACGCGCTAACAACACTTTACTAAGGAAATCTTATGTCTGCGCTCATTATGAAGGGTAACGCCAGTGGCACAGGGTCACTGACGTTGCAATCGGCTAATACCTCATCGACAACGACTTTAACCTTACCGGCTACAGATGGGAGTGCTAATCAATTTTTGCAGACTGATGGCTCAGGCAACCTAAGTTTTGCTACTGCTTTATTTTCTGGCGGTGCATTAGGAACACCTTCTTCAGGAACGCTTTCATCTTGTACGGTAGACGGTACTAACAAGGTTGGCTATATCAACGCACCGCAAAGCACCAATACAACATTGGCACTAACCGATCAAGGTAAACATGTTTACTTTACCGGCGGTTCTACGGCTACGCTCACGGTTCCAACCAATGCGTCGGTGGCTTTTCCGATTGGCACGACCATTCTTGTGGTGAATGACAACTCAGGCAACCTAACAATCTCTGGTGCTGGTGTTACCTTTCAGTTAGCTAACGGTGCAACAGGTAACAGGACGGTGGCAACAAAGGGTTTAGCGACTTGCTTAAAAGTTGCTACGGATACGTGGTATGTCTCTGGTGCAGGAGTGACCTAATGGCTGGTAACTTAACGGCGATGATTGCTGCGGCGTTCTCTGGGAGTGCTGCACCTCCAGTAACGTCTGATCCTTATTTTGAATACACCACGCTGCTGCTTCCCGGCAACGGAACCAACGGCGCACAGAACAACACGTTCTTAGATAGTTCTGCCAATAACTTCACCATCACCCGTAACGGCAACACCACACAAGGTACGTTTAGCCCGTTTAGTCAGACGGGGTGGGGAGTATATTTTGATGGCAACAATGACAATTGCACATCATCAACAGCGTTGTTCAACTACACAACAGGAAATGCTTCAACTCAAACAGCAACGGTTGAAGCGTGGGTTTATCTAAATGCTTATGCGGTAGGAACATTAGGAGCGTCCAATCCATCAATAGCTGCCAAAGGTTCTACTTACATGAACTTTGGTATTAATCCGTCTGGCAACTTAGAATTGTATTGGTATGACGGAACAACAAAATCAATAACAAGCTCAGGAACGGTTCCATTAAATACATGGGTGTATGTTGCATTTACTTTGTCTGGAGGAACGGCTACTCTATACATCAATGGCAGTTCTAGTGGATCTGGTTCGTGGACAGGCCTTCAATCAGGGGGTATAAATTCAACATCATATTTTGGAAATACCACCTCTGGGCCAACCACAGGAATTAACGGCTATTTATCTAATTTAAGAGTTAGCACAACAGCAAGGTCTATAAGCACACCAACATCTGCGTTTTCTAACGATGGGAACACAGCGTTTTTATCGTTCCAATCTAATCGCTTTGTTGATAATAGTTCTAATACGTATGCAATAACACCTAGCGGAAACACCTCCGT